GCGATCTGGTCGTCCAGGTCCAGGAACAGAAGCGACGCTGGCGTCACCCTCCAGGTCTTGGCCTGGTTGTAGTAGAACCAGAGGTTAGCGGGTTTGCTGACGAAACGACTCGAGGTCGCGGCTCCCACCCACGACAAACTGGAAGATGAACATGAGGTCGTTCATGTCGACCTGATCGGTGTACAGGATGTCGGGATCACGGTCGGCCTCTGGGATGAGCTCCCACGCGGGCTTGTACGACTCCTGCATCTGGTCGGCCTGGCCGGCCTCGACCTTGCGCTTCGAGTAGTGCACGATGGGCTCGACCACGACGTGGGCTGCGACGCGCTCGACGGCCTCGAACATGGTCTCCATGCCGTCCGGCCGGGCCATGATACCCTTGAGGCTGTCGTCGATGGCGGAGTCTGCCTCGTCCTTGTCGACTGCCTTGATGGCCTGCTCGGCCAGCGGCGTCATGACGTCGGGGAGAATCCCGTCCTTCAGCAGCTGCGGAAGACCGGGGCGCTTGACGAGGCAGACGTTACCGGAGGGCAGCTCGAGCGGCTGCGGCGTCCCCAGCTTGTTCTTCCAGCCCTTAGCGGTGGTGGGCACCAGACCGGCCGGTCGGTGGTCCTGCGGAACGGCGGGGCCTTGCTCCTGCTCCGACTCACGAGACGCTGCAGCCTCCGCCTCGGCGAGCTGCCGCCGGAGTTCCGCGATGTTCTGGGATGGCATTCCAGATGCTCCTACCCTGGGACGTGTTCCTACATGGACTTGTGCGCCACCGTCACGGACGTGACCGGCGAGCAGGTGAGCTTGACCGTGCCGTCCGACTGGACGAAGTCAGCGCTCGTGATGGGGATGTCGCGCTCGGTACCGGCCGCCACGGTCACCACCAGGTCTCCCTTGGCATTGCCGTAGGCGTCGTTGCCGGGCACGTCCACCGTTGCCGTGACCGACACGCCGCTGCCGTTCTTGACCGTGACGAACGACTTGCCGTTCGGGATGAACGTGTCGCCGGTCGTGACGGTGGCCGCCGAGAAGATGGCCAGCAGCGACGGGTAGCCGATGTACTGCGGGCCTCCGAGGGCGGCCATCAGGTCGCCTGGATGCCGCTGTTGGCCGTCTCGTTCTGCACGAAGTCGTAGAGCTTGCCGTCGCTGACGCGGCGGCGACCTGTGCCGGAGGCGGACGTGAGCCAGAAGGCCCCGTCGCCGAGCTCGCCCGAGAGCGAGTCGTCGGCCTTGCAGACGTACACGATCCCGTGGAAGTCGCCACCGGACTCGCTGATGGCGATGCCCTCTGCCCGGAAGGACGGCCGGGTGTCGGTGTAGAGCTTGGTGTAGCGGCGGATCTGGTTGGGCGTGCTGCCCGTGACGACGACGGTTCCACCGGCCATCACGGCGTACGCGTCCAGCGAGATACCACCGGACTCCAGCTCCCACGACACCGTGGGACCGCTGCCGTGCGAGGCGATCTCGGTGTCGTCGCCTCGCAGGACCTCGTAGTCCTCCGTCTCCTCGAAGGAGAACGTACGGCTGTTCGGGAGGTCGATGGGCGTACCCGGCGAACTCCCGTCGAACGCAACGGGGGTCAGCTTGACGTCACGCAGACCGAACGGAAGTGCGGTTCCTGCCAGCGCCATTCTGCCCTCCTCTCTGACTCGTGGGGTCTCTGAACTGCTTGGTTTCCAGGAGGTCCCCACTCATGGCGAAGCGGTGGATGATGACCACTCCAGCCTGAGCCCCGCAGAGCGAAGACTTACAACGCACCTCGATGACTCCGTCTTCGAGGACGCCGTGCATCTTGTGTGCGCAGCGCAGCTCAGTTGCCATGGATAGATCTTACCTCGCGCAGGCCCCTCAGTACTTCTGGACCTCGAAGTCGGGGTTGTCGGTGACGAGGAACATCAGGGCGGGCGGGAAGTCGGTGGCGTTCACGCGGTGCCGGTTGGCCAGCGTCCAGTAGACGCCCGGCTCCAGCGAGACCTCGAGGCCCTGCGGAGTGGCGTCCTCGGTGTTGTCGACGAGCTTGTCCTCGACGACACCCGCCCGGCGCTGGTCGGCCAGCGTGAAGCCGCGCGTGTGGTTGGTGTTGAGGTACTTGACCCAGGTCTCGCCCGCCTCGGCGTCGGACTCCTCCTCGCCCGCGGCGATGACGGCTGCCTCGGACTCGGCCTCCTCGGCCGCGACGTCCTCGGCGGGCGGCGGCGGGTTCTGGATGGCGTAGTCGTTGTTCGTCTCCTCGACCCGCGCCTCCGAGACCTCACCGTCGGACACGACCGGCGTCGCACCGGACTCCGCGACGTTGCCCGTGGGCGTGGCGGTCGAGGTGGTGTCGGTACCCGTCTCGGCCGCGGTCGGGCTGTTCTTGCTGGTGGCCATGTCACTTTCTCCCAGTGAGCGTGAAGTTGACGTTTCGGACGTTGGTGCTGTAGCCGTCATCGGTAAGATCAGCACTACTACCGTCCCACCGAATGTCGACGATTCTGTTAGCGGAATCTTCCAGGGGAGTCGCGTTCGGGAGATCAGCCTCAAGGAGTTCGACGACGCTGTCGATACGACTGTAACTTCCTCGATCGTCGTGTACCCAGATAGGCTGTGCTGAGCCCACGTCGCTACGCGGCCGATCCGTGAACCCCACGACTGCGAACGGCCGGGCGGGCGGGTTGTCGAGCGCACCTTGCTGAATCCATCTCTCGGCAGGAATGAGAGCCGTGAGCGCAGCGTGGCTCGTGAGCCACTGGTGAACGAGGGCTCGCATCACATACGCTCCAACAGTCGCTCGTACCTGCGCATGACGCGCGGGCCCATCTCGTCGATGGCCGGCTGGATGACTGCGTAACGGCCGGAGAAGCGCGTCTCGAGGTAGATGCCGTAGAAGACGCTGTGGGCCAGCTCGATGCCGACCTCGTCTCCTTCGCGGTACGCACGCGCCACCAGACCGTTGCGAGCGTTGCCCGTGCGGTCCTCCCAGGGCGCGTTGGTCTTCATCCAGTTCTCCACCTGCGGCGCCATGGACTGCGCAGTGATGAGGGCGGCCCGCATCATCTTGTCGGTGCCGTGCTCCAGGTTGTACCGGATGCCGCCATCGCGGAAGACGAACTTGGCCCCTTCGACCACGATGTCGAGAACGAACTCTTCGCCGCGCTCACCCAACTCGGACCACATCTCCCTTCCGCTGATAGTCAGGCTTCGTGTGCACCTGAACGATCTCCCACTCCATTCCGCGCCAGGTGAACCGGTCGTACCGAGCGATGTCACTCTCGGCCTCGCCCAAGAGCACGAACTCCGGAACAGCCATACGGCCGTTGGAGTCCTCGATCTCAAGGACCTGGTCTGACTGCGGAAGGAGCCGGAAGGTCTGCTCTGCAAGCGAGGTGTAGGTGAACGTGAAGCCACCCGCACCATCCGAGACCTTGGTCCGACGGCGCAGGACTAGGTCCTCTGCGTCGGCCAGGATGAATGCCCGAGTGAGACCTTCCTGCAGCTCAAGCTCTGCAGCGTTCATGTCACCCCTCGCGAACGGCTGCCCGTGATCGGGCAAACCTGCTGGTGTCGATCGGGGCTTCGGCTTCGGCCTCGTCTGCCAGGCCCTTGTAATACTTGGCCATCGACAAGGCGTTCTTGTGTGCATCCCCGAGAGAACGCGAAGAGCCAGACTCGCTGATGTTCACCATCGACGCGTACTTGGCTGCTTTCGTGTTCCACAACGTGACAACGACACGCAGCACCGACGAACTGTCGATCATGGCCGAGAGCTGCGTGTCGTCGAACGGGTCCGTGTCCGTGTAATCCGCCAGCGCACGTGCTTCGGCTACCTGCTCCGGAGTTGCCATACGGTAATTCTACCGGGTCAACACGCACGAGAGGGCCGGACCCGCGTTGGGCCCGACCCTCTCGCTGCCGGCGTCAGGTGTTGTCGACGGCCTCGTCGTCCGCCCGGAGGCGGTCCACGAGCTCCTGCTTCGTGCCGGACGTCGCGAGGGGCGTCTCGCGGCCGTCCTTGTTGCGCTCCTCGACCTCGTCCACGAGCTCCTGCTTGGTCCAGGTGTCGTAGTCGTCGTCGGCGCCCTCACCGGCGGCGACCTGGTAGGCGTTGGGCTGCGGCACGCGGCCGGAGTCCTGCGCGCCCTGCTGCAGCTCCTCGGTCGTGACGCGGGACGGGTGCTCCACCGGCTCCACCGGCGGACGCTGCACGTCGTCCAGGACCTTGTCGAG